TGGCAATCACATCAACAGTGATTTCACGTTTGCCATCAAAGGTCAGTGGCCTGACGTTGAACCCGCTGATCATCACACACGGAACTGCCACATTGTCTGGTGGGTATCTGTACACATTCAGTCCAGGCACATCACTAATTGCTTGGGCTAGTGCTTCTCTGATTTCACCATTGCTCACAGTGCTGCTCATGCGATACCAAAACTGTGTGCGTGCCTATATGGTGCAAGAAAGTCCATTGCCCTTGGTGGCAACGACTTGCCCACACGCATCACACCATATTCACCAAAGCCTGCAACACCCAAGGGTGATTCTTGCATCTTGGCAATCTCTGCCACCATGATCCTGCACGCCTGTTTCACTTCAAATGGGACTGCAGGCCAGCCCCACACGCCAGTGATTTCCACAGTGTTTTGTCGCATGTTGAAGGTTGGCACTGGCCACTGCACACCACCAAGCAACTGAAGGCTTGTGTATGGCTCAGATGCCTGTGGTGCGTTGTATGGGAGCAGCTGGTAAGCGGTTGCACCAATGGTGGTGGAGTAGACACCAGCGCCAGTGGGATCAGTCTTTAGTGTGGTGACGCTCACCAGATCATTGAATGACCCAAACGTCAGGCTGTAGATGTCATCTGTTGCAAAGGTGCGTGCTTCTGTGGTTTGGAAAAACTCGCGTTCACAGTAGCGGTCAATCTTTCTTGAAACAGCTTCAACAACATCATCAAGTAAGGATGTGTCTTGCACAAGGTTCTGGCCCACATAGGCCACAGCTTCAGCTTGTGTGAGATAACCATTTGTTATTGTCATTTCATCTCCATGCTGCAGCTCTTACATCATCACCCTGCACATCAATCACATGCTTTGCAAAGTTGCGTGTGAGGATTACGGAAAGCTGGTCTGGGTCCACATTGCTGTAGTACTCATCTTCTTGAAGTGGGCCACCATCAGCAGCGCTGTGTGGTGTGCGCTCGTAGCAGGCTGCTGTGAATACCAGCAAGCCTGTCTTGTGGTGCAAAAGGTTTTTCAGGTGGGCAATGTGTAGTGGCCAATCAGGTGTGTGTTCTGCCACTTCCAAATGCAACGCCATATCAAACTTGTCTGTGCTGCCGTAATCAAGGATGTCTCCAACCCATGTCACACCAGGAGCGTCTACCAAATCAACGATTTCAAAGGTGGAGTTTTGGAAAAGGTAATGGGGCTGGCCGTTCACATCCCTGCCGCCACAGTCAAGAACTTTGGCAGGTCCAGCTGGCACCCAGCGTTGCACCCATTCAAGAACCTCGTGGTGCATCAGATCACCTCAGGCTTTCTCCACCAGAAGAAGTGTGCAATCAATATCAATGGTAGCCATTGCACTGGTAACACTTGGGCTGCAGCAATGGCCATCACAGGCCCTGCAGCAGTGTGCAACAGTCGCACAGTGTCAGTTGCCACAAGAAGCTGTGCATACGCAATCAGGAGTATCAGAAGTGTTTGCCAAGAAGGATGGTACAAAGCTGCAAGGGTTGCACCCCATGGGGCAACCATCAACCATGCGTCACGCCAGCGCCCATTGTGAGCTTCCAACGCAGTCTTGAAAGGATGTTCATGCACTCTGCGCAACAAGGGTTGTGCTGTTACCTGGTCAAGTTGTGGTTTGCGTACAAGCCAGACAACTGCAGACACGATCAACCCCACCAGCATGATTGGATGCCAAGCCCAGATAGCAGCAAAGATTGGTGCTGTCTCTTTGATCGAAGCAGCCACCAGAATCAGAATGATTGCCACTGGCCACAGGCCATGTTCAAAGCAAGCAACAGCCATGATTGACACAGCCATTGCTGGTAGGTCCACACCAACAGGCCGCACAACTTGTGGACCCCATACACCAGGCAACGCCAGCAACAACACTGCTGCAGCTCCTGCACGTTCCCAACCAAGATCAGATCCCCACCACAACATCCCTGCTGCAGCGATCACCCACGAGGAAACCCATACCGCATACCATCTGCGCAAATCTGTTTTGCAGACAGTGGGCAACAGCCAACGCAGATTGAATGGGCGTGCTACTGCAACACCACGACCAGCCAGCAGGTATCTGCTGGCATCAGGCCCTAGCATTGTCATCCGTTGTGCGTGGTTCTTCAGGTGGTGTCACACCCATGGTCTTGGTGTCACTGGGCCAGTAAACCCTGCCACCTTTGTGATGCCCCACATGGGCTGTTGTGTCCACAAAAACCTTGTGGCCTTGGTCACCAGCACGCAAACAAAAACTCACATCTTCGCCAAGTGCCCACTCTGAACCATCATCACCAAACCTGATGTCAAACCCAAACCAACAGTTAGTACTACCACCACTTGCATCAAACATCTGTTGGATCACTGAGCGGTGGATGAGTAGGCAACCTGTTCCAGTTGCTGTGACTTGCGCAAGCTGGTTTGGTACCCAGTCCAGCATCACTTGTGTGATGGTGTTGGGGTTATCAATGAACAGTGTTGGGATCACACCATCTGCTGTGAGGATCACACACAGGGCACCAAGGATTTTGACATCATGTTCAACAGCTCGTGCAACCATCTGATGCATCAGCTCTGGTTTGAAAACCATGTCAGTATCAACAAACCACAACCATTCAGCATCAGGGTAGTTGTGTAAGAACTCGTCACAAATCCTGTTGCGAGCTTTGGCAAGGTTCGCTGTTGCTTCCAAAGCCACATAGTTGTAGAGCAAACGCAGATCAATAGGGTTGGGTGACTCAGGGCAATCAAGTGCTTCCCACACCTGCACTGCTCGTTCTCTGTCCCACATATCAAGCTCCCAGAAGGAGCGCATGAACCGTGTGCTGATGTCATGACCTGTTGAAGGGAAAGCCAACAACACTTTGCCAGGGTGATCAAAACTTTCTTGCATGTTTATCCTTTGGGTTTTCGGGATTGGGTGGTGGTGCAAGCAAGCCCACTGCCTGCACCACCATCACAGATTTGACTAGCTCAATACTTGCTTGAAGCCAGTGCCCTGCAAAATAACGCTGGCCTGTGTATATCTCCCAGCTGTAAAGGCAGAGTAGCCATATACAACCATGGTCACGTTGAGCGAAGCTGCAGCAACCTCGTTGAGGGTAAGACCCACCGGAGCAGATGCATCTTCCATCAGCAACACATCCTGTCGACGTGTGATGATCACACGATCCTCGTCAGTGCTTGCACCAAGGATAATTGGCACGCCAGCATCAGTGACAACTGGAACACCAGCAATCGACCCCACAGGAGCGTAACCAGCAGCAACACCAGCACCAACAGCGTTGAAGGAGTTGTAGCCCTCAATAGCAACGAGTGGGCGCAGCGAAGAATCAGACTGGGCACATAGCCAAGCCCAACGACGAGGATGCATGACAATCAGATCAGCTGCCGCGTATCGTGCAGCGTTGACCTTGCCAATGCCGTTGTGGATTGCAGCGACGAAAGACGCGCCGGTTGTACCAATCCAGCCTGCGGTGGAAACTGACGTGGTGTTCAAAATTCCGAAGTGGCCACCAGCAGTACCATCACCAGAGATGGCTGAGATGTTGACCTTGGTCGCGTACTGCTGATACAGATCAGCCAAGAGGATTTCACCAATGCCAGTGCCACGATCAATGGACTGACGAGACACAACCTGCTGGCCAGCAAACGTGCGCACTGGGACAGTCAGATCAGATTCCGTGAAGGTCTGATTCTCAACAGCCACACCCTGTGTGGTTTGTGCAGCAACACCAGTTGTGGTTGCACCACGAGGAATGGTGATTGTCATACCATTTTCCGGCAACGGCACCTTGGTGATTGCTTCAAGGAAAGGCCGCCCAGATGCAAGCGTTGCAGCAAACTGATCAGTCATGAACTGCGGGACTACCAAGCCCCCGAAATTTCCGGTCGTGCTGCGGTAGCTGATAAGGCTTTCATCACGGCTGCGTGCAAGACGATCAGCAGCTGCCTGATCATTACCAAACCTGGCTGCAACAGCATCCGCAAGGAAGTTGTGCTCACCATCTTGGCGGTAGGTCTTTTCTTCTGAAACAACTTTGATGTTCATTGGGATTACTTCTTTTCTGGCTTCTGCAGCCTTCTCGGATCGGGATGCAAGATCAACAAGATCAGATTCACGCGCCTGAAGGGCTGTGATCTTGTCGTCAATCTCGCGAAGTTCTGCGCGTGCTGCGTCGAACTTTTCGGTTTCTTCTGCGCTCATCTCGCCGCGGCCTTCAGCCTCTGCCAGATTGAGAATTGCTTGTACAGCTTCTTCAGAAACTTCACGTTCATCAAGAGCTGCAGAAATCAAACTGCGGATCTGCTCCAACATATGTGGAACCTTTCTTGTTTAGGAATTGGGACCAGCTGGTGACTTCAAGTGAACTAGGTGTGCCATTGGCGGCACCCAGTGCGGCTTGTTATCGGCGTGCTGTTATTGCTTCAAGCTGGCGTTTCGCCATCTCAACTGAACGGCCTGTGGCCTGCTCAGAACCTTGTGCATCTTCGCTGCGTATCTTTGCCACTGTTGCTGGGCTGGCAGGGTAGGTGACTACCGA